ATTAAATTATTTGGTTTTGAAATTAAAAGGGCTCAGAGTGATGATCCTACTAAAAAACCTTCAATCGTACCAGCACGAGATGATGACGGTGCTGGATATGTAACTGCATCTGGAACTCATTATGGACAATATTTAAATTTAGACGGTGACGACGCTAAAGATAATTATCAAATGATAATGAAGTATCGAGGAGTTGCTCAGCATCCTGAAGTTGATGCAGCAATCGAAGATATCGTAAATGAAAGTATAACAGGAAGTGAACTAGAACAACCTGTAGATATTAATTTAGATAACTTAGAAATAGCAGATAAAATTAAAAAGAATATAAAAGAAGAATTTGATAATATCATCGGAATGATGAATTTCCATGAACTCGGTCATGATATCTTCCGTCGATGGTATGTCGATGGAAGAATTTATCATCATCTTGTAGTGAATGAATCAAATACAAAAGCAGGCATTCAAGAAATTAGACCTATTGATTCTGCTAAAATGCGCAAAGTCAAACAGGTGAAAAAGAAAAAAGATCCTGAAACTGGTGCGCAGTTAATAGAAAAAGTAGACGAGTATTATATCTATCAAGAAAAACCAGGATCAACAAATTCTGGAATTAAAATGACACTCGATTCAATTTCTTATTGTACATCAGGTTTACTTGATGAATCACGAAAAAAAGTTGTATCATATTTACATAAGGCATTAAAACCTATCAATCAATTGAGAATGATGGAAGACGCACTTGTTATTTACAGATTGGCACGTGCACCTGAACGTCGTATGTTCTATATTGATGTAGGTAATTTACCTCGTGGTAAAGCAGAGCAATACATGAAAGATATCATGGCTCGTTATCGTAACAAACTTGTATACGATGCTAAAACAGGTGAGATAAGAGACGATCGTAAACATCAGTCAATGATTGAAGACTTTTGGTTACCACGTCGCGAAGGTGGTAGAGGAACAGAAATTACTACTTTACCAGGCGGACAAAATCTTGGTGAGATAGAAGATATAGTTTATTTTCAAAAAAGGATGTATCGTTCTCTTAATGTACCAATGGGTCGACTTGAACAAGAACAACAGTTTAGTCTTGGGAGATCTACTGAGATCGGTCGCGATGAACTGAAGTTCCAAAAGTTTATCGATAGATTGAGAAGAAGGTTTGCTCATACTTTTTATGACATACTTCGTAAACAACTTATACTTAAAGGTGTCATAACTCAGGAAGACTGGGATACAATGAAAAATGATATAGTCGTGGATTATGTCCGTGATAATCATTTTACTGAATTAAGAGACGCAGAATTATTTAGAGAAAGAATTCAAACTTTAGAACAAGTTTCTAATTACGTCGGTGAATATTTCTCAAAAGAATGGATACAGAAAAATGTTCTTATGTTATCTGATGATGATATAGAAACTATGAAAAAAGAAATAGACGGTGAGGGAGAAAATTCTGAAGAGGAAGAAGAAGTTCCTACTCAAGAACCCACCGCACAAAAATTTGAATTAAAACCAGTTGCTCAGCAAGGAGAATAAATTATGAGTGAAGCAAATCAAATCGAAGATTTAATACAATACTCTTTAGATAAAGATTTCAACAAAGCCGGAAATACTTTCGGAGAAATTATGTCAGTGAAATTAAATGATATTTTGGATCAAGAAAAAATTCGTTTATCAGATCAAATTTATAACGGAGTTGAAGATGGAGAAGAAGGTGAACAACTCGACCTTGACTTGGACGGAGACGACGAGGAAACATCTGAAGAGTCTTCCGAAGATCAAGATCCTGACGAGGAAGATGCAGGAACTGACGATGAAACAGAGTATGATCCTGAAGAGGACGAAGAAGACGAAGAATAATATATCTTTTTAATTTAAGTGAAAAATAATATTATTATAAATAATAGTTAGAAAAAGAAATGAAAAATTTTACACAGCTAAGAGAACTAACTGGAAGAAAACCCGAAGGCAAACCTCTTGTAGATAAGAGAGTTGGTCGGATAAAGATTAAAGTTTATCAAGAACGTAATGGTTACGTTGCTTATGTAGACGGAGATAGGTTAGACTCTTATCGTTCAAAGAACGAAGCAGAAAAAGCTGCCACTGAATTTGTAAAGGCACTAAAATGAAACTGATTGCAGAATACGTTGACAATGAATTAGAAATCTTGACTGAAGAAAAAAATGGCAAGAAATCTTATGCCATTGAAGGTGTCTTTATGCAAGCAGAAGCAAAGAATAGAAACGGTAGGATATACCCACGTCAAGTAATGGAAAATGCTGTTGGAAAATATAATTCCGAACAGGTTGTTCCAGGTCGTGCGGTTGGTGAATTGAATCACCCAGAAGGTCCAACTGTTAATCTAGATAAAGTTTCCCACAAAATCGAATCTTTAAATTGGCAAGGAAACGATGTTGTGGGCAAAGCAACTATTTTTGCCACTCCTATGGGAGAAGTCGTTAAGGGTTTACTCGACGGTGGTGTCAAACTAGGTGTTTCGACTCGTGGTATGGGAAGCCTGCAACGAAGTAATGACGCAATGGTCGTTAAAGACGACTTTATTCTTAATGCGGTTGATATCGTACAAGATCCATCTGCACCTAGCGCATTTGTTAATGGAGTTATGGAAGGTGTTGAATGGGTTTGGAATAACGGAATTATTGAGCAAAGGGCAATTGAAAAAATGGAGACTGAAATTAAACAAGCTCCACGTGCTGATCTCTATGAGACACAGGTTCGTGAGTTCAAGAATTTCCTCTCGTTACTTAAAAATAAATGACAAAGGAGTCAATGATGACTGATGAAAATCAAATCGATCAGGACGTTGAACTTCATGATGACGAGAATGAAATCATGGAAGCACAAGGTCACGATCCTAAAAATGCTGAGGCTCAGTCAGTAGCATCTGTTGATAAAGCAGGTGAAGCAACTGGTTCAGCATCAAAACGCAAAGGCGATAATACTAAAAAAGATTCTATGCAAAAAGCACCATCTACCAAAGCTGGTATGATTAATGCTATGTATATGAAAGCAAGTAAAATGAAAAAAGAAGATCTTGTTGACGTGTACGGTAAAATGTTTGCAGAAGGTATCGATGTAGAAGACGAAGCAGTTGTAGAAACTGCTGATATCAACTACGAAGCAGATTTTTCAGACGACTTAAATGCAATCATGGCTGATGAAGCTACATTGTCAGAAGAGTTCAAAGAAAAAACTGCAGTAATTTTCGAAGCAGCAATTAAGTCTAAGCTTGCCGAAGAAATTGATCGTCTTGAAGAAAAGTATAACGAGGAACTCGAGGCAGAAATATCTTCTACCAAAGAGGGTCTTGTAGAGAAAGTAGATAGTTACCTAAACTATGTTGTCGAACAATGGTTAGAAGATAATAAACTAGCCGTTCAATCTGGACTAAGAACAGAAATTGCTGAGAACTTTATGAATAGTCTGAAAGATTTATTCACTGAGTCTTACATCGATGTTCCTGAGTCAAAAGTTGATCTAGTAGACGAACTTGCTGAAAATGTTGAAGAACTCGAAGAAAAACTTAACAACACTACAGCAGACGCTATCGAATTGGCAGAGAAGTTGGAATCATTTCAAAGAGATGCAATCATCCGTGAAGCAGCTCGCGATTTAGCCGACACTCAGGTCGAAAAACTAAAGTCTTTAGTAAGTGATATAGACTTTGATAACGAAGAAACTTTTGCTTCAAAAGTAGCTACAGTCAAAGAATCTTACTTCAAAAAAACTACTAAGACAATGACTGAGTCAGCAGACTTTGAGTCAGATGACGATGACGGAAATACCGTTGAAGTTTCTGGATCAATGGCTCAGTATTTAACAGCCCTCAACCGAACATCGAAATAATTAATAGGAGATCAAATCGATGCATAATGTAATTTCTTACGACAATCTTGTCGAAAAGTGGGCACCAGTACTGAACGAAGAATCTGCTGGTACCATCAAAGATAACCATAGAAGAGCAGTCACTGCTGCAATTTTAGAAAACCAAGAAGTCGCTCTAAAAGAGCAAGGACTAATGGAAGCTGCACCAGCAAACTCAACAGCTGGAACTGCTAACTGGAATCCTGTTCTTATCGCACTTGTACGTCGTGCAATGCCAAACTTGATGGCATACGATATTGCTGGTGTTCAACCAATGTCTGGACCAACTGGACTTATCTTCGCAATGAAGTCTGTCTATAAGTCAGAGTCTTCTGGTCAATCAGTAGATACTGAAGCATTGTTCAACGAAGCACAACCTGGATATTCAGGTGATTCTTCTGCGTCAGCTGCAACATCTGGTTCAGGTCTAACAACAGACTCAGACTTAGATAACGATCAAACTATCGATGATGATCGTACTGATCCATTAACAAACATCGCTGCCCATGCTACAGCAGCTGCTGAAGCTCTTGGTGACGGTGTTGGTCAAGACTTCAAAGAGATGGGTTTCACAATCGAAAAGCAAACAGTGACTGCAAAGTCACGTGCTCTAAAGGCAGAATACAGCTTAGAATTAGCACAAGACTTGAAAGCAATTCATGGTCTTGATGCCGAAACTGAGTTGGCAAACATCTTGTCTACAGAGATTCTTGCTGAAATCAATCGTGAAGTTGTTCGTACTCTTAACTCACAAGCAAAGACTGGTGCTTTGACAACTAACACAGCAATCAATGGTATCTTCGACGTACAGACAGATGCAGATGGTCGTTGGTCAGTTGAGAAGTTCAAAGGACTTATCATGCAGATCGAAAGAGAAGCAAACGTAATTGCAAAAGAAACACGTAGAGGTAAAGGTAACTTCATGGTGTGTTCTTCTGACGTAGCTTCTGCATTATCTGCTTCAGGTATGCTTGACTATGCTCCTGCAATGTCAACAAACTTGAATGTAGATGACACAGGAAACACATTCGCTGGTACTCTGAACGGACGCATTAAGGTCTACATCGATCCTTACTCATCACGTGACTACATCAACGTTGGTTATAAGGGTACTAACCCATACGACGCTGGTGTGTTCTACTGCCCATACGTTCCATTGACGATGGTTAAAGCAGTTGGTGAGGAAGACTTCCAGCCACGGATCGGGTTCAAGACTCGTTATGGCATGGTATCCAACCCATTCGTTGGTGCTACTCCATCAGACGGTCTTGCTTCAGATCGCACAAACCAGTATTACAGAATCTTTGCTGTTAACAACATCCTTTCATAGGACCAAAAAGTTAAAAACAACAGTAAAAGTAATACACGAAAAAACTGGGCCTCTCTTCGGAGAGGCCCTTTCTTTTAGATATAAATAGAGATATGGCTACACTTACTACAAATATTAACTATATTCAACCCACGTCGTTTAAGTTAACGATTGACCGAGTTAATTATCCAAACTTGGAATACTTCTGTCAGTCTGTCAACCATCCAAGTATGACATTGAATCCGGCTGAATTACCTTTTAGAAAACTTACTCGTGTACCAATTCCTGGTGGTACACTTGACTACGGTGAATTTACAGCAAACATTATTCTTGACGAAGAAATGAATGCTTATACTGAGATGCACGATTGGATGCGTCGAATTGTTGACAATCCACTTAAAGGAGCTCTCGATAGATCTGATACTGATATCAACTCAGTAGCTGATATGACATTGTCTATTCTATCTAGCTCAAACACAGTAATTAAACAAATACGATATACTGATGCGATGCCAGTTACTTTGGGAGATATCGCATTTGAAGCAACCGCATCTGGTACAGAATTTATTGTTTGTCCTATTTCATTCAGATTTACACTTTTTGAACTAGTATAGATAATCCTATATGATGGAGATTGATTATGATTGACTTGAAAGAAGTCCTCGCTCAATGGGCAGAGGATAGCAAAATTAGTATGCACCTTGATGAAGACTCTCGAAACACCCCTCTCTTACACGCGAAATATCTTGAAAAACTTTCAAACGCTAAGTTGCTTTTGAAAAGAGCTGAGTTTTCTCAAAAAATATTACTCAGACAAAAGTGGGAGTGGTATAATGGAAAGATGGATAAAGAGACAGTTGAAGAACTTGGCTGGGATCCGGATCCATTCAATGGTTTGAAAATCTTAAAAGGAGATATGGATAGATATTATGATTCAGATCCAGAGATTCAAAAGTCAGAAGAAAAGATTCAATATTACAAAACACTAGTAGAAACACTTACCGAAATCGTATCTAACATTAATTGGCGTCATCAAACAATTGGGAATATCATTAAGTGGAAGCAGTTCGAATCCGGAAGCTAAATTGCGCTAATCTACAC